TTGAGTTCTTACAGCAGATAGTCCACGCTTACCACCATATCCTTGTTCGTGACCACCTGATCCACCGCCACCAGCGCCTGGCTGACCGCCTTGAGTGTCACCGTTACGACCGCAACCGCCGCCGCCACCGCCGCCTCCGCCACCAGTACAACCATAGCGACCGCCAGTTGCACCAGTACCAGTAAACAATGCCTGTGATGTTTCAATAACGTTGTTACCTGGAGAGTTTGCAGATTGTCCATTTTGTCCGCAGGATCCTTCACCAAATCCACCTCCACCACCGCCGCCACCAGCGCCAGCGATTGTAATGTTACCAGATTGTAGTTTTAGAATAGTAGCAGCACCACCGCCGCCACCGTTGTTACTACCATAACCTTCACCTGCTCTACCACCCTTACCAGAGTGTGCTGCAGCTGCCTGACCGTTGTAACTTCTACCAGACTGACCAGTTTGAACTTGATATGTTGTTCCTGATGTTGGGTTTGCAACAGCAATCTTCATATAAGATCCACTACCACCTTCACCAGCAGCACCACAACCATTACCACCAAAGTTACCACAGTCGCGACCGCCGCCGCCCCATAGTTCCCATGTGATACCATTAATACCGTAGTTACTATTACTTACACCAGCAGTCCAGTTTTGAGTGCCAGAACTGTAACTAAACTCAGTAGATACATTACCAGTGGCATTGACAATTCTAGTTCTACCTTTAGTTCCATTAATACTAAAAAGGTTTGCTCCAGCAGTTCCTTCTGAGTTCTCTGGAATTGCAGATGGATTTTCTAGAAGTTTCTTCCAATATGGTCCATTACCACCGTCTCCACCGTTTCCACCAGTTCCTGGGTTGTTTTGGATGATTTGAACGTCACCATTTTTGCTACCAGATTTGGATGTAGATCCTTGGTTTCCACCTTCACCACCTGAGTTAGTGGAAGCAGCGCCACCTCTAGTACCACCACCACAATTTAGACGTAAGATACTACCATTAGATCCAACATCAAATCTAGAAACTGAACCATTATTACCTTGTTTGCTATAAACAGCACCAGATCCACCACCACCAACTAAACTGACCGTTGCTTGGTCAATACCTGAAGGAACTGATGGGTTGTAACTACCAGCATTGGTATATTCAACAACAGTGGTTTCATAAATTGGTACACCACCACCAATGATAGTTCTACCAGCAATACTACTAGTAGAACTGAAAGTATAGAATACTGGCGTAGCATATCCAGTTTGCTGAACATATGAACCAGCACCTGCACCACCTGATGCATAGTAGAAACCTGGCTCTTTAATAGAACCAGAATCTTGGTCACCACCACTCCAGTTGTAAATGTCATATGTACCAACACTATTGTCTAGAATTGGTGCTTTGGATAGAACGTGAGTGTGGTTGTATGCAATACCGCCTGGTGGTAAGAAACTATTAACCTTACCTGTGCCAGGTTTATATGATACGATATACCTATCACCAGATACTGCTTGAGGCATACCAGTATCCTGTGGTGCTTCGCAGTGCAGCAAGAAGTGAGAGTGCTGTGGAGCACCTGAGATCTTCTTCTCCTGCATTGTAACTTCAATGACTTGACCACCAATGATAGATGCTTCTACAGTATCAATAACATTAGAGTAATTTGAAGTAGTAATATTACCTAGTGAGAACTGACCCTTTTGGGCGTTCTTATCCATGTACCAATTACCATCGATAGTATTGATGCCAACGCCTAGTTCAGAGTTACCTACGTTAGGAGTGTTTGGACCATAAACAGGACCATTACCAACAATTCTTTTTGCTTTTAAATCAGGAACTTTAAATGTTCCCATGTTTTCATCTGGCCAATACAACCAAACATTATTTCTATTAACAGATGCAATCGATCCAGCGTTTGGATTAATTCTGACTGCATATGTTACAGTGCCTGTGGTTCCAGTTGCTGAGAATGTAATATTTGGAGGATTTTCTGGATCATATCCTAATCCTGGTGACAATACTTCAATACCAGTGATTTGACCAGACGCCATAGAAACACTACAGGTTGCTTGGGTTGGTGTTATACCTTCAAATATTGCATTAGCACCAGTAGGTGGAGCATCAATTGTTGCAGTAACGGTTCCTGACCAGTTACTACTAGTTGTTAAAACATCAATACCATCACTTGCAATACCACCATAATCATTACCGATTGCTTCATACAAGGCAGGGTAATCATGGATATAATATTCAGATCCATCACAGTAGATATAACCAGGATATTGATACTCTGGATTATTCTCTGGTTCTGCATCACCAGCAATTTCTACATATTTTGTAGTGCCACCAGGACCTGCAGATGAAGTAGGAATGAAACTGTGATCATAAGACCCCTCAGTTGACTTAAGGGTTGTAATGATAGTTCCAATACCCTGACTGTCTGGATGCTTGTCAGTATAATATAGTTCTCTCGTATTTCTATACGTGGGATTAATTGCTACCATTGTCTTTAATACTTAATGAGATATTCCATGATGATATAAGGACTTGTGACCTGATCTAACGATGCAACTTGATCAGTTTGCAATGTCAATGTGGTCTGCAAGTTATCAGGTGACAACAGAAAACCGTTAGTCTTAATTTTATATGTATGTGTGTTCTGAGTGAGCAAAATCTTATGGTTGTGGATCGTAGGATCTGCTCCTGGTTGATAAGCTAACTCATCAATTTCAGTAAATGTATTATTGACCTGTGGATATGATGTCTGTGATTTACTGTTAGAGTTGACGTTGAGTGGGACAACATCATACAAACTTGCACCCTTCCAGTCATTAGGTACACCCTGTCCACCTTGAATATAAGTTGCGGGAACAGTACCATTATCTGAAATGCTACCAGAGTTTGTTTCTACACAACCAATCAATGGAATGATCGCGTGTGAAATAAAGTTTGGTGGAGCATAGAAATCAACATCGTCTAGATCAAAGTTTGTTGATTGGTTTAGCAAACATTGATATCTCAAAGAGTTTAGACCACTAGCACCTGATAGGTTATAACAATAGTTTGAGTAGACAACTTCAGCAACACCTGACTGGTTATCAACCTGAGATGATCTAGAAGTAATACCAGATGCAATTGCCCAACATGGTTTTTGGTTTGTACCTGCACCTTCACTATTATTATACTGAGTATTATCCATCCATTTTTGAATTGGAATGGTCGATGCAGTATAATAAGATCCTATGCCTTGTCCTCTAGGTCCACCAGTTTCATTGGTAGTCTTAAGTCTCAGTCTATTTGTAGTTGCAAAGTGCATGTGAGAATGCAATGCTAGACTGTCAACTGCTTCTTGATCTGTAAAACCAGTATTATTAGTTCCTTTTGTCCATGCTGGTTTACCTTTCAATGCAATCTCTTGAGAGGGAACAGTAAAGTTACCAGTATAACTAACTGGAATAACTGTTGTATTACCTGATGTTGTACCAGCAGTAGCAGTTGCTTCAATACCCATACCAGATCTGCGTCTCTCTGTACCAGACTGGTCATTTTTTACAATATTAATGTATGTACCTGCAGAACCACCTGTAGTTGGTTTTGGGAATTTAGAACCTAAATCAGGTACAATAAATTCGTCATCATCTACATCGTCAATAGGATCATTACTAATGTCACGCCTAATAAACTTAGATGCACTCCCAACGCCAAGTATTTCAGCGAGTTGGGGATAGTCTTCCGCTTTGTATACTGTTCCATCACACTTTAAGTATCCTGCAGGTAATCTTTTGATATTATCCTCAGCATTAGGACTTAAACTGGTTAATTCCACTGGCCATATGATGATACTACCAGTACCAGATCCGTATTTAGATTTTTCTTTTCCTAGGACTACAGGCATGTCAATATGCTTTAATTAAGAACGTACAAATTAAGGCTGGCATTGAAACCTCAGCAATAATATTTAGCGCATCATTGATGTTTTCTGGAGAAACTGTACCTAAACTCACGTTATTTACTGGGTGAGTTGTTGGTGCTGCCAAAGATCCTCTACCTTGGTTCAATTCAAAACTGCCGTGGTTATGACCCAAGAAGGAAGAACTATTTGGATCTAACTGAGAGGTAATATTATTTGTAGTTGTTGGATAAGTTGCGTGTTTGAAACTTAGTGTTTGGTTTGATAATGCAGTGGTATTAGCACATGGTTGTGATAATTCAAGTGTATAAACATAAGTTGAAGTTGAGTTTCCTTCTCTACTGATACCAGTAATTTGTGTACCAGGGCGTACAACACCATCTAGATATACCCACATAAATGGTACAACTTCATCTAATTCATATGCAGTACCAATGTTAGCACCTGCAGGTAAATCAATAGAACTAGCATTAGCAGGAATAGTTACACCACTAACTGTAAATGCTGATGCCACATCTGGATCATAGTTAGTGGTTGGACCAAAGTGATTTCTTCTATTACCAACTTCAATTGGTTTTGGAAATAGTCCTGTCCACGCATCCATTGCGTGTGTTTTAACTACATCACTATCAGTAACAGTAAATGTATTTGTAGCAGCAGTACCATTATAGATGTAAGACAAATCACTAGCAGCAACTAGACCAGATGGGTGTGCATCAGTTGGTGGCCAGCTCTGTGCAGGAACTTTTGACCAATATTCTGATCCTTCAAAATTATAAAATCTATCACCACTTGGTAGTGTAAACTCGTGTTGTTCATCACCATAATAGGTTGCTTGTACTCTACCATTTTGCCAAGATGGTGCAGTTGCTGCATCCTGCAACTGACATTCAGAGTAACCAAAGTCATTAACACAACTACCAGAAACACCACCACCAGTTACAATATTAGATGGTTCAAATAAATGAGGACCAGAGAATTGAGCAGTTGCTTTACTATATGTACCAGGGTGCGAGTGACCAGGAGTGTGGTTGATACCTAGTTTTCTATTAATCGTATAGACTGTAGTTGAGAAGTCTGGTGGTGCAATAGAGATGTTTGTCATCTTTGCATTCATCACCAATGATGGATCAACAGTAAAATCAATGTCTGTGTTAGCAGAGATTGTAATTGGAATTGGACTTGTTAGACTGATACTACCAAACCCACCAACTAGAGGAGTTCCTGTGTAGCTATTAGTGACCAATACATTATATGCATCTGACTGTCCATATTGATAATCTGATTGTGCCAAATAATTAGGTTCTAAGTCAATCGGCATCTTCAATGTCATATTTGGCATACGAATTGATCCCTCATATTCGGGGAAACTACCACCAAAATCATCATTAGCACCATATGTGTCACCAATAACAGATGTTAGTAGTGGATACCTAGATGCATTTTCTAGCTGTCCACCACAAACAATCCATCCTTTGGGGATATTGGAGAGGGAGAAACCATCGTTTCCATCCCCACTCCAAGGCATGATAGTGCCAACTTTGGCACTTTTCATGAATTTGATTATTCCGTATCTTACTGCCATGTATCAGAGCTCCATTAACCACCAACCGCGTAGATCTGTTGGAATTTCAGATGCGTTTGGATCGCCTACAGCATCACTCGCGCCAACATAAACCAGACCGAAGGATGCATTTCGGGTTTGAACGATTAGTTCACCGCTGTTCCATGCGACTGCTGATGCTGCACCAGATCCTGCGACTGCCTTTGTACCAGTGCTATCACCTTGAATTGGAACTGCTGTAGTTCCGATAGGTAGAGCACGGACAATTAGGTTAGCATTGTAGGATAGGTTACCAGTAATATCAATGAACCTGATCATGTCACCTGTTTGTGCGTCAGATGGTAGATAAACAACCATGTTGCCACTAGATGATGGGTTACAGAGATAGTTACCATTAGGTTGTAGTGGGTTGTCCACAACCTGTCCAAATCCTGTGGTAGATGCTGCGAGATATGTCCAGCGGCGACCACCATTGGAATTGAGGTATCTGCTAATACCGAAGGCATCGATAGATCCATCTTGATACATGATGAAGTCTTTAGGACCAGCACCAGTATTACCAGCAGAACCAATATTATCTATATGTACTAACTTATCGCTAGAACTTTCATTGGCGAGGATCTTACCCTTATGATAGAGGGAAGCACCCATTTCGACAGATCCGTCTTGATTATCAACTTTGAATACATTATCATTGGTGCAAACACCATTTTCTTGACAAACCTGCTTGAATACTCTCAACTGACCGTAGATGTCTGCTCTACCATTGAGGTATAGACCAGATCTGCCAGTGACAGGATCAAGAATTGCACCATCACCAGGGTGACCATCATCGTTAGCAACACTAAAGATGAGTGTCTTGGCATCTGTGCCAAACATTCTGAGGTTACCACTTGTGAGGTTGAGGTCATCATGGACCCTCAATCTACCACCACCAAAGTATCTTCTGATATTTGCTTCTGGTTCATCATTATCATAACTGTCTCTGATGCTCTTAGGCATCTTGACACCAAATGCAGGGTCAACATTACCGTCGATGCTATCAGGTAGGAAGAATTCACTACCAATTCTGATAACCTGTGGGTAGTCGAGTTTTTGTGCAACCAGATCACCATTGACCAGTTCGATCTTAATTCGATCTGGATTTGTGTTAGGTGAAGGTGCCTGTGTTCTACCAGTTGCAGGTAGTGCTGTTGCTAGTTTGGTTGTTCTAGTGTCTTTCTGAACCTTAACGACGACTGCACCAACAGTGAAACTTTGAGCAGTTGTTGTTTCCTGAGCACGACCACCACTTGGATAATCAACACTTGTGCTGAATGGAATACGTGGTTCATTAGAACCGCTATCAACATATGGAGCAGCAGTAATTCTAATGAATTCTGCCTTAGTTGTACCCTGATAGATTAGAACCAAATCACCTGTACTAAATCCAGTGATGCTGTTAACAACTAGGAATTGGGTTTGACCACCAGAAAGTGTAGAAGCAAGTAAGGTCTTAGGACCATCAGCTTGAATAGTCTGTGGATCTTCAGTATAGACAATTACATCTTCACTTGTGGTATGTGCCGAAGCACTAGACTGATAGTGTGCTTGGAGCGCCCAAACATGTCCCCACTGATTACCAATTACAGTGTCACCCATACAAGTGTTAACTTCAAATGTTGGGAACACTCTGTTGGTAAGTGTCAGTTTCTTATCATCTGATGTACCAGCAAATTCATCGAAGATGTCGTTAACAACAGATGATGTAGTAGCACCACAACCACCCTCTAGTGTCAGAGAACCATAGATGTTAAGTACAGAATCTTGGTCTGTTTGATCACCAATCGTGATATCACCAGTTACACTATCGACAATGAATACATTGGTCTCTGTTGCAGTATCACAACCTCTAGTAACAATTAGTTTCTTAGATACCTGATCAAGTTGAGTTACAACCTTGACAATCTCACCTTGGTTGAAGTCACCGTCGTTGTTGGTGTCTTCACGATCAACAATAACATAATCATTAGTTGTTAGACCACCACCAAACTGAGAGAGGTAGAAGTTATCACGAGGACCAGTTGCATCAACAACAGTTGTGGTCCATGTAGCATCAAATGCGATGTTACACTTCCAAACGTTGGTTGCATCTAGGTGATTATCAAGATAATCCTTAGCAGGATTTAGTTGCTGTAACTTATACTTGGTGAAGGAACCAAGTGGATGACGCTTAACCTTGAGGTAGAAAGGAGCAGAGTTTGCACCTTGTAGACCATCTTCAGTAATTCTGACAAGTTCAGGATAACGCTCAGTAGCACCAGATCCAGTAGGAGCAGTATCAATGAGTAGATAATCACCTGCTTGGAAGTAAGGAGTTGGTCTATACTTCATTGGGAGATAGAACTCATCACCAGTGATTGCTGGTAGATCAGCACCTTCAGCGCCTGCTCCAGTCTTACTCTCTTGGAAGTTGGTTCCACCCCATACACCAGCACCAGCAGTATCAACTCTGTTGAAACCAGCAGCGAGTTCTGCAGTTGTTGGAGCGTTAAAGTCAGCGACTGTAATTACACCAACGTTGATGATATCGATGTTGCTGTTAAATGTGTTCTGACCGAGAACACCGCTAGGATGAGCGAAGTCATCAGTACCAAGTTGTCCTCTATCACCCTCAAAGGAGTAAGAAGCATTACCACCACAGAGTTTGATGTCAGCATTGAAACGTGCATTAGCATCAACAACAAAGTTATTTCTAACTGTTGTAGTACCACCCTGACCACCAATGGTGATTAGAGATGCGTTGGTAGCAAAGTTAACTGTCTGTGTCTGAGTGGTGAAGAAGTTAAGAACACCTGCTTCAGATCTTACTGTGACAACCTGATCAGGATTAGTTTCATCACCACCAGTTGTTCTGTTAGCACCGATTAGTAGATCACCAGCAAGACTTGTCTGTCTGGTTCCGATCAGTGTGTAAGAGTTAGAAGAGTTGTTGCCATATGCACCACCAATTTGAACCTTAGAGATGTAAGTTGCTGTATCAGCAATGTCACCAAGGAAGATGTTGGAGTGATCAGCAGAGTTACCAAGTCTGAGGAATTGATCACCAGTGCAACTATCACCAATGTAGATCCACTGATTTGCAGTGGTGCCACTACCGATCTTAATTGTCTTCGCCCAACCAGCGAGGTTCATGCCAGCAGTGTTATCACCACCAACAAATGTGCTATCGTTGAAGAGGTTGACTGTACCAGTTGTCTGAGAAGTTCTGATCTCAGCAACAGAACC